GACGATCCTAATGTTAGTGTCGCTGCAAACGGTGTTTGCTTCTCCAACGACAAAATCGGAATCATCCCAGAAATCATTGACGAGTACTACGGACGACGAAAGCAAATCAAAAAAGAAATGCTCGCAGTCGAACAACAAATGGAAGTGGAAAAAGATCCTGCAACGAAGTCTAAACTTAAAAGGGAAATGACCCAACTTCACAATTCGCAGATGTCTATTAAGATTTCTATGAACTCTTTGTATGGTGCGACTGCGAACATTTACTTCCTGTATTATATTATGGAATTCGCAGAGGCGATTACTACTTCTGGTCAGTTGTCTATTCGTTACGCACAGAAGTCTGTGAATGAATATCTGAACAAGATCCTAAAGACAGAAGATGTCGACTACATTGTATACATCGATACCGACTCCATCTATGTAAACTTTGGTCCACTGATTGAAGAGGTTTTTGGTACTGTCGATATCACTCGTGATCAAGGTGAGAAGTTTCTTGATCAGATCTGTGGTACAAAGATTGAAGGTGTCCTTGAAAAAGGATATGAAGAACTTGCAAAGAGAATGGGTGCATTCCGTCAAGCAATGTTCATGAAACGTGAGAAGATCACTGACAAGTCTGTGTTCATTGCAAAGAAACGTTACATCATGAACGCACTGAACTCTGAGGGTGTCCACTATGAGGAACCTAAGATCTCTGTGACTGGTTTGGAGTCTGTTCGTTCGTCTACCCCCCAGATCTGTCGTGACAAACTGAAGGATGCATTCAAGGTGATCATGGAAGGTACTGAAGAAGATACGCAAGAATTTATTGCCAACTTCAAGAAAGAGTTCTATAATCTACCCCCAGAAGATATCGCAAAGAACTCAGGAACTGACAACATCGAAAAGTATATGGATCGTGGTGGTTACAAGAAGGGTTGTCCTATGCACGTGCGTGGGTGCATCCTGTTCAATCAGTTCCTGAAGTCAAAGGACTTGGACAAAAGATATGAGTCTATCCAGTCTGGTGATAAGATCAAGTTTGTATACCTTAAACAACCAAACCCTGTGAAGGAGAACATGATATCCTTCCCAGGCGTACTACCAAAAGAGTTCGAACTGCAACAGTACATCGATTACGAGAAGCAGTTTGAGAAAGTTTTCCTTGGACCTATCGAACCAATCCTTGAAGCTATTGGGTGGGTTCCTGAGAAAGTAAACACATTGGAGGATTTCTTTGTATGAACAGTAAGACAGAACAAAAGATACTGTGGTTAATACAGAAACACAACCATCAACATGCAATGGTTGAAGCGTTAGAAGCTGAGAAAGCACCAGAAGAATCTATCAAACGTGCGAAGATAGAAAAGTTGAAATTAAAAGATGAAATCGAAAATTTGAAAAGGATGGTATCATGAACAAACAAGAACTAAAAGAACGTTTGGGTGTGGGAGTAGTTAAGATCTCTTTTGAGAAAGCAGACGGTACAATTCGTGAAATGAATGCAACACTAGATCCGCAGGTTTTGCCAGAACCAGTTGCGAGTGATGATGAAATCAATCGAAATCGTAAACCAAATGAAGAAATACAGGTTGTTTGGGATGTGGATGCAAATGGTTGGCGTTCCTTTCGATGGGATCGTTTGAAGGGAGTTGTATAATGAATAACTTAGGAGATTATATTGCAGTGCGCATTGCACAAGTGTTTATTATATCAATGTTTGCTATGGGTATGATCAGTTTAGGTATTGATCTTTATACAGGAAGGTTACCATTATGAATCCATTTAAAGACATTGACACATTTGGAACAGCGTGTGATCAATCACCATCACCTGAAAACTACGAAATGTACTTGGGATTGATTTCTGAAGAGTATCAAGAACTTCAAGAAGCAGTATCAAATCAAGATAAGGTCGAACAACTAGATGCACTGGTTGATATTCTTGTTGTTACTATGGGCGCAATTCGTGCCGCAGGATGGGACGGAGAAGGTGCGTGGGAAGAAGTAATGAAAACTAATTTTGCGAAGATCGATCCAGACACTGGAAAGGTTCGCAAACGTGAGGACGGAAAAGTCCTAAAACCTGAAGGTTGGGTTGCGCCAGACCTTGCCAAGTTTGTATAAGGGTAGTATAATGTATAGACTGTTGGATGTGCCCAGAGTTCCAGATAACTTAATCTTGCCTATCGGTAAAATTTTGGAGATTGAAAACTTTTTTGGTGGGTATACTGATAGGTATACAATACACGATTGTCAACCTGACTTACAACAATTCTTGAAGAAACTATTTCCAGAATACAAAAAGTTCTGTTACCAAACTTTACAAGACAATGTGCCTATCCATATAGACACAGGAAGAACTACGGCAATTAATTATATTGTGAAGTCTGGTGGTGATCGTGTTTCCACTGCGTGGTACACAGATGAGTTTGGTGATAAGATAAAAGAAGTTGTTATCAAACCGAAAAAATGGCATGAACTAGAAGTTGATAAATGGCATGGAGTTCATGGTATAACAGATAGGCGTGTTGCAATAACAGTCTATTGACAAACACATAGGAGTATGGTATAATGAATACTAAATTAGACGAACGAGACGAACTGATGGTCATTCTTATGGAAGAGTGCAATGAACTTGCAATTGAAGTTTCGAAGATGATCCGATTTGGTTATGATAACAATTCAAAATTGGAATCTGAAGTCGGAGATGTTATGTGTATGCTTAATCTGTTACATGAGTGGGATCTTATCAGTTGGAATAATGTAGAAGCGTGTGCAGACGCAAAACGTGAAAAATTGAAAACATGGAGCAACTTATCTCTTGGTGATGCAGCTTAATACTGAACAAGCACTACACTGCGCAAACATCTTTAACAATTACTTTGGTCAGTTCGAAAGGATTGACCAATATATGCGTGACCAAAAGATGGCGCAGATTGCTGAACTTCCGCAAACCTTGCCAGGGTTTGGATTTGATACAGATATGTTCGACGACTTCTCTATGTCCCCAGAAGACATGGATTTAGAAGTCGTCGAACTTGATAATATGACTTGGGACACGTGTCTAAATATGATCAGTAGTCATAGTAACATGGTCTCCATCCCTGGCAAGGCCCTGAAACTTGCAGTCAAAGAAAAGAAGACTGGACAGTTTGTAGGGTTCATGCGTTTCGGTAGTCCTGTGATCAATTGTGCACCACGCAATCAACTCTTGGGTGGTGTACCAGATCTTACTAACTTCAATAAGACTGCAATGATGGGGTTCGTTATCGTTCCCTGTCAACCGTTTGGTTACAATTATCTTGGTGGTAAACTTCTCGCTGCACTGTGTTGTACGCACGAAGTCAGAGAAAAACTCAACAAGAAATATGGAATGAATCTCGTAATGTTCGAGACTACATCCTTGTACGGAAATACAAAGGGTGCATCGATGTATGACGGTATGAAACCGTTGTTGCGTTACAAAGGTAACACTATGTCCGACTTCATTCCTATGTTGCATGGTAAACCTTACCTTGACTTAGTAGCGTATGTCGAGGACATTGTTGGTCGTGGTGAGTTAGTCAAAGAAGGCGCATCTAGTCGTAAACTTAAGATGACTAATGCCATCATTGGTTTGATTAAGAAGTCTCTCAAAGGTGGGGAACTTGATAAGTTCAAAAAGACAATCGAAGATGCAAAGTCGTTGACAGAACAGAAACGTTACTATGTGTCTAACTATGGTATCGAAAACTATATTGATATTGTCAATGGTAAGACAGACGAAATCGTTAAAGCGCAGAACTATGATAAGTTCTATCAAAAGAATGTCATTGAATGGTGGCGTAAACTTGCAACTAAACGGTACAACAAACTAAAAGAAGAAGATAGATTGCGCAATGATTTAGAGATATGGACTGCAGACAGTGATATCGACATCATTCGATAATTGGAGATAAAATGACAAATACGGTATGTGTTCTTACAAACTTCCGTTCAGGAAGTACATCATTCACCCTTTTAAAATCGAGAGAATTTGATCTTCCGTATAAGGGAGAACTATTCAGTCACGAACGTCCTTGGGACTATGCTGGTCACAGGGGACATTGGGAAGAACTGGATATTGCTCGAAAACAACCAGACAACCCATTGGTTAAAACCTTTACACGAGATCGTGACTTTTTTGGTGACTATCTAAAGGGTATCCAATCTGGTGAACCAATTTGTTTTAAGTTGATGCCCGATCATATTGTTAAAACTTGGGAACTAAACGAGGATCCGACTTTGGACGAAAGAGATGTCGAAGTTGTGGCATCTTGTGATAAAGTGTACCTCTTATATCGTCGTGATTGGGAAGCACAAGTCCTTAGTTGGGTTGGGATGAGAAGTGATGGCCGGTTTGGTCAAAATGGATTCAAGAACCATAGACATGGATTGGTACATGGAGTGGATTACCATTTTGATATGCACGTAGGGACGGAATATCGTGAAGATGTTGTCAAACGCAAAGTTAAAGGTGACATGCATGGAATTTTTGTTCAACAAACTATTCATCAGTTAATCAACAACTATAAAAGAATGGCATACATTCAACAACAAGTACCCAATATAGAAGTAGTTTGCATGGAAGACTACTTCGCAACACAACCTTACAAGAAATATAATCATGAATATGTTTGGGTAGATGGAAAACCAGACATTCCAGATTTTGACGTAGAAGGATTATTCGTATGACACCGACAATCATAGTTGACATGGAATCTATTTGCATTGCGGGGAAGGTAGGATCACCAGAAGACAAGTATGGTATCTACAATGCACAGCCTGCAGTTTTGATGATTGATAAAATGATCCAATGGTATAAATCAGGATACAAAGTCATTATTGAATGTAGACGTGATATAGACAAAGATTACGAAGTCACTCATCAGTGGTTAGATCACTATGAAGTTCCATACTCAGAAACCGTGGTCTGGCGAGTGTAAAAAGTTTTTTGAAAAAAATTTGATTTTTTTTCAAATAAACGCTTGACATTTGGTTGCAGATGTATTATATTATATCTGTAACCAATGAGAGAGATATAAATTATGATTATCACAGACATCGAACGTCAAACCAAACAATTCCGTGTTGGAACATTCGTAAACACTATTTGTGAACAAATGACAGCTGACATGGATATCCAATCACCTAACCGATGGACACCAAAAGATCAGTCTTCGTTTGTTGAGTCTGTGTTGACAAATAAAGCGCCATCGCTTTTCGTCGTTGCAAAGATTGATAGTTGTCTTGCAAATTCATTTGATAAACTGGATCAAGAATACTATACACGTTGGCAAGACAAGGGTTATACTTATCTTAACCTAGATTCTTGGAACCGTACAAATACATTGATTCTTTTCTACAAAGACAAAGTTACCATTCCAAATGGAGAATATTCCCTTGGTGGTGTTCGTTATGTTATTGACAAAACAAACAACACATACTCAACAATGGATGCTGATTTGCGTATCATCTTTGAGAGCCGTACAATCACTGTAGAAGTACTTACAAGTGCAACTCGTCGAGATCTTTCAACTATCTTTGATGTTGTAAACCGTGGCGTTGCATTGAATGCGGCGGAACGTCGAAATCCAATTTTGACTGCCGTTGCAGGTGTTTGTCGTGACTTTGGTAAAAAGTATGCGACAAAATTCCCAAACATTAATGGATTGACTCACAACAATCGCCGAGACGTTGATGACTTCTTTGCAGGATTGTTTGCTATTTTTGTTCTTGATGATTTCAAGAACGGTAAAACTACTGCAAATATTACGACTGGTGTTCTTCGTAATATTTACGAAGATGAAGACTATGGTTCTTTTGTCTCGCCGTTTTCCACTTTCACTAAGAAGTTCATGAAAGAGTTGTTATCGTTTTCTGAGTTTCCCACCATACTTCACAAGAACTTTATCCTAGATCTGTTCACTATTTGGCGTTCTGTAGATCGTCAGAAGACATTGAAGATTACAGAACCACAAAAGTTTATTACTGATGCATACAAAGCATATGTAAAACTTCTTGACGATAAGAAAACTACTCACGAGTATTCAAATGGTCGTAGTGCAATTTACTCTGAACTTTTGCGTTCACGTCAGACGAAGATGAATCAGATTCGTCAACGTTTGATTTTAGAAAACATCCAATCTTTAGATGTATACACTGTCGAGATGAAAGAACAACGTCTTGCAACAAAAGAGACGAAGCTTATTGTTTACAATCGTGACGGTGGCAAGACACCAGAAGGTGTTGAAATCAAACCAGAAGAATTATATGATCCCACTGTTGTTCAAGGTGGACACGTCAAGATGGCGAAAAATGGTGGTTCTGCAGAACCTAATAATATCGTAATGCAAACACGCAAAGATAATCTTAAATTGAAAACTGACTTGCCTGCAGAACTTATTCCTGAGTCCCTTCGAGATAACGCATAAATAAGGAAGAACCTTTTAATTATTGTTTTAATATGGAGATCTGAATGGACATCAAAATTACCACAGAACAACTACGTGGTTACAAACTATTCGTAGGAACACCGATGTACGGTGGCAATTGTTCTGGACTATTCACCAAATCATGTAACGATCTAGCGATGCTTTGTACAAAAGCAGGTATTGATGTTCGTTTTTATTATCTGTTCAACGAAAGTCTTGTGCAACGTGCAAGAAACTATGTTGTGGATGAGTTTCTAAGATCAGATTGTACACACATGATCTTTATCGATTCTGATATCCATTTTAATGCAAAGGATGTACTTGCACTTCTTGGTCTTGCGGTTCATGATCCTGAGAACTATCAAATCATGACTGGTCCGTATCCCAAGAAGACTATCGCTTGGGAGAAAGTGCAAGTCGCTTCACAAAAAGGTCGTGCAGACGAAAATCCGTTCCACTTAGAAAACTACACTTCAGACTTCGTGTTCAATCCTGTAAAGGGCATGAAAGGTGAATT